CAAAATTCTGTTTCTCCACTCATCTTCGCTCTCTTCGTATGGTAAATCTATATATTTAATTCCATTCTGTTCACAAAAAAAGCTTTTTATTTCTATCTCTTAGTTGAGACTTAGCAAAGTTTAATTTATTACCATGAAAAAATGGTATGTATTTATAGTGTTGTTCTCCATGAACCTCAACTATTAACTTCCGTAAAGGAAGAAAGAAGTCGGCATATAAACTATCACAGCCCGGCAAATATACTTCTTCTAAAATTCTATCTATAGGAAAAAGCTTTTTTAACAAATCTCTTGCCTTTAAATGATAGGAAGATTTTTGCTGAGAATCAGAAGATTTTCCCCATATAGACCAAGAATATTCTTTGCCATCTAGTCCAATTACTTTCATGGTCTTAGTATGTCATTGATTTCTTTTTGCAAAAGAGATAGCCACTCTGGCTTTTCTTTTAACAACTTGTAAAGTTTTTCAGCACCTTGAACTTTTGGTATTTCATCTTCTTTAATATGTCTTTTTAAGAAGTCCATATTCATCCAAGCACCAGACTTGATTATAAGCCCAAGTTCCATGCCTAAATTTATGATTTCAAATGTTTTATCAATGCCAACACCATATCTAATATAACTGTCTATCTCCATGCCTGGAGATCCTAAAGCACAAGATTCAATTAGCCAATGTACTTGCTGACCAATTTGAACTTCTTTGCCTTCTTGATTTACATTCCAAGCTTTATCGTATTTCACCCTCAATTGTACATCTGCTTGATATTGCAATGCTCTTGATCCTTTTTCTATAAATCCACCAAACATACCTTGGTTTTGAGTCAAGTGCATAATAGACCAGACTATAACTTTTTGAATCGGAACTAAATTTGATGCCTGTCTACAAAAACCAGCAAACATTTTATTTCCAGAACCACGATTTTCATAACCAATACCTTCATCCATTTCTCGTTCATCACAAAGCGAACTTACAGAGTCAATGATAATCAATGATCTTGGATGTGTCTGAATGGCTTTCATGGCAAGATTTAAATAATCTTTGGCCGTAAGAATCTTCTCAGGAACAGAACGGTATATAGTTAATTTCTTTGGGTCTAAACCATCAATTCCATGAATGTTCATGGACTTTAAACGGCCTTCAATATTTAAATAATAAACATGCCTTCCTTGTTTTTGACATTCAGCAGCAAAAGATAACGAGGTTAGAGTCTTGCCTGTTTTTGGATGACCACTGCATGTAACCCAAGAACCTTCTGGAATTCCTCCGTGTAGCCCTAAATCCAATGCAGGACTTACAGGAACAACTTCTGGTGGATTATCTAATAAATTGTCAGCAGTAATAGCCACTCCATCAGCATATTGCTTATTAACTTCGGCCATTACTCTTTCAAGATAGTCTTCGCTTTTGCTATCTATTTTTTCACTCTTCTTTGCCATCTAATTCCTCTAGCTTTCTTTTAAGAGATTTCTTTTGCACAAAAGTTGATTTCTGTTCCATTTCAGAAGCTTCTGTTTTGGTTATTTGCTGTTGGCTATTTTTCTTTTCTATGAATTGTATTTCCCTTTTCAAGTATGGAGATTTTAATGATATAACTTTTACGCCATTTGGCGTTCTCAATGCCTGAAAAATTATTTGATGAGAGTAGTTCTTCAACAAAGAATTAGCAAGCTTTATCTGATAAAGATAATAACTTTTCCAAGGTTTATCATTCCAAAATCTTGGTGGTAATTCTGTGCGGTTAAACTTTGCGTTTCTCGCACACATTGTTTCTGCTAGATATTGTGCAGCAGAAATCCAACCGCCACCAAATCTTGATTCAAATGATCTTTTTTCAGTTCTCTTGTTGTATTGGTCTTCCATGATTATTCACTATTAAAAAATCATTAAATATAAGTTCTCTTTGATCTGTTTTTAACAAAGTCAAGTTCGGCACAAGCCAGTCTTCTGTTTTAATTATATTGCCATCTTTATAACCAATTACATAACAGCTTCCACTATGAGATCCAAATACAGAGTACATCATATTAGAAAAAAAATAACCTTCAGCATTTTTTGGTAATGTGTCTGCTATATTTGATCTGTATCTTAGTTTTAAAGAAACTATATTTAATCTAGTTTGCTTTAAATACATTGAAAGTCTTAACCAAGATGATTGATTGCTTCTTTCTGGATGTCCATCATCTTGATAAACTGTAGTTCCATCGCTTAATTCAGCTATCCATTGAGCACTTACAATGTTTTGGTGCTGTATGTAATCATCTTCTACAAATGTTATCATTGATCAGTCCTGTGAATGCAATCTTTGTATTTAGGCGAATTAAAAATGCTATGATTTTCATGCTTTATTGCATCGTCATTCATAGATTGTGCCTGTGTCATAGAAACAGATCCATTTTTTTCATCAAATTTAAGACTTTTCTTCTTATTCGATTTATCATAAAAATCTTTTATAACATCTGGATGAAAATTAAATACTTCTGAAAGTTGTTCTAATGTTAGTTGATCACAACACTTTTCTATGATAATTTTTTGCACATCATTTAATTGTAAACTTTTTTTCTTAGCCATTAAACACTCATCCTTTCTGCGTTTTTTAACAAACTTGGATTTTTAGTTTGTAAGAAGTCTAGGTATAAGTCGTAAGATTCTTTATTAACTGATTTGAAATCAAATCTCTTTCTGCCCTTAAAAGCATCAAATCTTTTTAAATCTGATTGTGGATGCACTAAAGGATTATAAAACAAACCATTATCTGGTCCGTCTGTGCAAACACGAATAAAGAATCTTGTTAGATTACTTGGTTCAGTTGTAGATACTTTAGCAACACAAGACCAATCTTGTGGATTAACTTCTTTATTTTCAAAGTTAACACCAGTAACATTTGTTTTGTGATCTATATATTCTTCGTTCATTTTTTAGCCTTTACTGTATAAAAAACAATTATGTCATTTTCTGTTTTTACATTTGTTAATTCTGTTATCATTTTTGATTCGTCTGGATCTTTTTCTGATATTTCCATTATTCCACAAGGTCTAAACATACCGCTTACTTCTGTAATAAAAGATTTATCGCCACAGTAACAACATTTTGCTACTGTTTTCCAATTCAAGGTGTCGTCTTTTTTAACAATAAATAAATCTACTAACTTCTTATTGCAAGAAGAGCAGCTTAAATATACATGTCCATTGTCACTTAGTACTGGTTCTGACCCAATATTTATTTCGGTTCTTTTGAGCATAGTCCACCAATCATTTCTAGTAGTTCGCCAACTTTTCTATCACAAATAGACTTATCTTCTGCGTTAATATAAAATTCTTTGTGTTGATATTCTATAGGAATTCCACTAACTCTATTTTGTTCATCTTTTTGATGTGTTGAATAATAAACAATAATCATAGCTGTATGTGGTTTGGTTGGATCACTTTCTGGTTTTGGCATTTTAAATGGAT